CGAGATCAGAGTTTTTCCCCTCCCCCCTGGCCTCCTGTGAGGCCTACGCGGCGTCCGACGCGGTTGTGGCATCCCCTGCACAGGGAGCGCAGGTTGGTCCAGTCCAGGGCGAGGTGAGGCGCTTCCTTGAAGGGCACCTTGTGGTCGACTATGTCCATCTCAACCACCTTTCCACGCTGTTCGCACTCCTCGCAGAGGGGGTGCGCGCGTCTGAACTGAGCCCGGCATGCTTGCCATGCCTTCGACTTGTAGAACTTGTCGCTCTCGTCCCGTCGCTGGTTGTAGGCGGCATGGACCTTCTTCATGTGCTCTGCGCGACGCTGGTCGGCCAGCACCTGGTGGCGAGGACAGTGAGCAGAGCCACGCACCAACTCCCGGCAGCCAGGCGTCGCGCATGGCTTCAGGGAGCGTGCGGGCATGACTATCTCCGACGGCGGTCAGTGCCGTCCCAGTGTGTTGCCCAGTTGACCTGGACGATTCGGGCCACGTTGCCCCGAGCGAGCCAGACCAGCACCGACAGCCAGACCAGCACTAGGGCCAGCCATGGAGAGACAGGCTCGATGGGCTTGGCGGCCAGGAACTCCAGCAGCACGTTCAGCGCGAAACACCCAGTGCACACAGCCAGGGCGTAGGCACACAGGCCAATCCAGAAGCGGTAGCGCTCGCCCGCGTGGCGCCAGGTGATGATGCGGATGAAGATCGCAGCGCAGGACAGCGCCGCCAACAGGGTCCATAGATCAGCCATTGCTGCCGCCTCCTCTACGGTCGAGAAGAGACCGGAGCCACTCCGGCATCTTCCCGCCGCGAATCCACTCGAGGATGGTGATCGAGATGGTCACCACCAGCGCGGCACACACGAACGATGCGCCGCCACTGGTTCGAGCAGCGCCAACCCCGATCAGTTCGGCGGAACCGTAATAACCAGCAACCAGGCTCACCAGGAAGTAGCCGATGCGCTTGTAGATGCTCAAGTCCGGCGCGAACAGCACGAAGAGCAGCGAGCCAGCCAGAGCACCCATGACAGCGTTCAGGTCCAGGCCAGCCCAGGCCGCCCCGACAGTAACGCCCGCGGCAACGCCGCCCAGCACTCCAAGGCTCGGCTCTGCCATGTGGGTCACTCCATGAATAAAAGGCCCCGGGCGGGGCAAGGGCGCTGCCGCTGATGAGGGGAGCAGCGCAGAGCAAGATGGGGCGCTATGCGCCAGAAACGAAAAAGCCCCGGCGGGATGGCCAGGGCTTTGTCGGAGTCGGTCCTCGCAACGCGTAAGATCGACAGGATGGAAATACTCTCGGCCATCCGGCCATTTGCGTCAAGCCACCGCCGCCCCATTGAACGCAGGCAGCAGCCCTTCACGATCCAGGATCTCGCCAGCCTCCATCAGCGCCACGTCCACCAGTTCGTCGAGAGCCTTGAAGATGCCGGACCGCCAGCGGCGCTTGGTGCGCTCTGGCGAGGCATCCAGGTCCCAGGTGTTCATGTCGTAGAAGCTGGCCGGCAAGGCCAGGATCTGGGTGGACCGCTTCAGGCCATCAGCCCCGACCGGCTTGCCCTTGATAGGCGGAACAGCCCAGGCCACTACAGCCTTCTTGCGGAACAGACCAGGCGCAGGCGTGACGATCAGCGCATCGAGTCGGCCGATGGCCTCCAGCCGCCGGGCGTGGTGCGTGCTGTACTTTGCCACGAGCGCAAACCAGAGCCGCGACGGGAGCTCGCTGTGCAGCCTGGCATGCACCCAGCAGTCGATCTGCATGCGCAACTCAGGGTTGACCGATGCACCGCGCCCGCCAGGCTGGTTGATGTGGTCGATCAGCTTCTGCCAGGACTGCTTGCTGGTGTTGTCCAGCGCCTCGGATGCCATTGCAGAGACGACGGCCGCCAGAACGGATTTGTAAACCATGGTTACCCCCTCAATCACCTGTCCAGTTACCGCCGCCCTTGCCGGCGGGGTTGTGTCTTCCCGTGTAGTCTTCGTGAGCTCCACCCTTCTTCTCGCCTTCGTACTGAGCGAGTAGGCGGTTGGCTCGGTTGAGCCTGAGCCGTAGCTGCACCACCATGGAGTCAGAGCTCAGCGCCTCGCCCGTGTCACGATTCACCAGGCCTGAGCCGTTGCAGGCCGCGCATGCCCCCTCGAAGAAAATTCCCTTGATGACGCCCTGGCCCCGGCAGATCTCGCAACGCTCCAACGGGATCACGCCGATCTTCCTGTCAGGCCCATGCCGCTTCGGGATCATTGCCATCAGAACTCCTCGATCGCCCAGCCGCCGCCCTTGGCCTTCTGCACGCCGAGGAAGCGGAACGGGTACTGATCAGCGGCCACCTTGGTCTTGACCCGAGCGTCGTCGGTCCAAAATCCCTTGACCTCGTGCACCTCGAGCAGGCCCTCGGCGTTCATCACGAAGAAATCGGCGGTGTAGAAGGTGTTGTTCGCCAGTCGGAGCTTCACCCCCTCGAAGCGATACCACTGGATCTCCCCAGCCATCAGCCGCTGCTTGAGCAACGACTCGTAGGACGCCTCGGTCTTGTTCATGGACCCGGCCTTCAGCCTCCCCAGGGCCTGTAGTCGGCGCTTAGCCAGCATTGACCGCCTCCCGCGCCAGCTCGCGCTCGATCCACTTGGCCGCGCCAATAGCGGAGGGGAAGACGCCGAAGCTCCGGCCATCCGCCATCCGGGTCCTGTACATCCAGCACGGGAAACCGTCCTGGGTGCCGAACTCGGCGATCACCGCATGGCCGTTCTTCTCGTGCCGGTACTGCTGCACATGCACCCAGCCCATCTCCACCAGCTCCGGGTAGTGCATCTTCAGGTTCAGCGAGTAGCCGTCCGGGTGTCGGTTGTGGGTGCGCGGGCTGACCCCGCTCATGCGCCTCATGCCATCACCTCATCGCCGTCCAGCCAGGCCAGGAAGCCGGCGGGAATGTCGTACCCTTCGGCGGCAAGGATCTTCGCGCACTCGGCGAGGAGGTCGTCCTCTCGACCGTAGCGCGCTACGAATCGCGCTTTGTTGTGATGTAGCGCGACGCCCTCGCCACCGGTCTGGTGGTGCGGGCCGCACAAGGGGATCACGTTCCAGTGCGCGCCCCGCTTCGTGCGCCCGTCGATGTGGTGGATGCTGCAGTGGGTGTTGCCCAGGCGCCCGTCCGCGCGGCAGGCGATGCAGCCGACCTCGCTAACCAGCTTGTCGTGCCAGCGCTTCTGCTCGGCGGTTACTGCTCTTCCCTGCATCATGCCGGCACCGCCTTTGCTTCCTTGTGCGCCTGGATCAGCGCGGGGATGTCGTCGCGCTCGCTGGTGTAGGCGAATGGTGCACTGCCACGCGGCGCGGTGATCGTGTAGCGGGCGTTCGGCAGGCGGCACATGGCGACGGTGTAGCCGCACTGTGTTTCCCAGCAGTTCTGGGCGCCTCGCTTCTGGCGCCAGCGGAGTTTGTCAGCCATTGCGGCCTCCTTTGAGTTTCTTCTGTATCTCGGCCAGGGCTGCACGCCCCACTTCAGGGGTGCGCTGGCCGTCGACCTTCGCCGGCAGGGCCAGGGGCATCGCGCGCAGCTTCTCCCCGCTCACGAACTGGCGGATGGCGATGGTGTAATTCCGGGAGAACAGCTTGCGGATGTCATCCATGGCCAGGCGGTTCAGGTTGGCGAATCCGGACTCGCAGGCAGCGTGATAAACCACGTCGTGCGACCACTTGCCGATACCGGCCATGCCGGGGTGGGCGTTGCGGCAGGCCTCACGGAAGGCGCGCTCCTCGGTAGGCAGGCCCAACATCTCCCCGGTGGGCGTGCACCAGGCGATGAAGCGGCCAGGGCTCGGTGCGAAGTCACCGCCGTGCAGGCGGCACTGCTGCAGGCCGAAGCGGATCTGCTCAAGGCGGTTGATCTTGGCCGCCATCAGCGCCTTGACCCAGGTGCGCTTGGCGCGGGCTAGGGCCTTGTCATCCGGCCAGGCTTGCCGCCAGCCGGTGAAGATCGTTTGCAGCTCACGAAACAACCCATTCACGACCTCGACGGTTCCCTGGTCGAGCTGGGTGGGCTGGGCAGGCTCAGCTGCGAGCTGCGACTGCAGCGACGGGATGATGTCCTTGGCTTCACGCATCACAGTGCCCCCAGGTCGTTTGCCCACGAAGAGTCTTCGAAATCAGGTCCTGCCGACGGAGCAGAGCGCGGCGGGTGCCGCTGGCGATCGTCCTGCGCCTTGAGCATCCAGGTCCGCCAGGTGGCAACCCAATCCACCTTGGTGCCGCCCGATCCGCGCCAGTAGTTCACGAACTTCTCGGTCTCGGTCGTGAGGTTCACAGCCGGCACGCGGTCAGCAGCCCACTGGCGCATCTCGCCGGTGACGTTGAACGGGTCAGGGATTCGGGCCTTGCGCTTGGGCTTCGTGTCCTTCGCTGTCGGCAGCGGGACGACGTTTTCCCCCTTGGGGGGTAAGGGGGGTTCTTTTTCTGTATCTGTATCTGTATCTGGGGCCGTTTCGGTAACGTTACATGCCTGTTTCTTGCGCTCGCGATGGGCCTTAACCCGCGCCGCGCTTGAGTCGGAGGCATACTGGCGCTTATCCCAGGCGCTGGGCTGATTGCCCTCTGTGAGCAGCCCTTTCTCGATAAGAACGGCCTTCGTGCGGGACCACTCTTCGCTACTGATTCGCAGCTGAAACGCTACAGCTTCGTCATGTAACGTTACATCGCCGTTGCTGCAACGCAGGCATAACAGCATGACGTAACGCCGCTGGTCTGCCTCGCTCAGCATCTGGACCTTTGGGTCATTGGCGAACTCGGAATAGAGGCGGAACCACTGGTTGGCCATGTCACACCGCCTTCAGCTGCTTTTCGCGGCGGATGTCAGCGATCACGTTCTCAGCCACCCGACGAAGCTCGGCGCAGCGGCTTTCAGCAGCCCAGAGCGACTCGACCATCTGCGGGAGGTGCTGGTGGTCCAGAGCATCGATCTTGCCGTCAGCCAGAACTACTCCGCAGGCTTCAACAGTCGAACCCAGGTGGCCTACCAGCTGACCGAAGGCCATCACCGGGCAGGCGTCCCCGCTCTGCTGGCGGACAGCAACCAGGCCGTGGCGGGCGGCCAGTTCATTGGTGCACCGCTCGCGATACTCAGGCTCCAGCGCATCGACCCAGGGTTCTTCCAGCCAGGCGGGGAAGTCGACCGAGCCGTCCAGCCAGCGCTGGACCCGCTTGAGCCAGGTATCCGCCTGCTTGAGGTACTCAGCGCCGTCGCCGCCGGCAATCGACTCCAGATCCGGCACCTTCCGGTCTTGGGCCTGTGGGCCAAGCGCCTCGACAACCAAGCGATTCAGGCGGTGGGCGAATTTCGGGCTCTTGAACCCGGTACGCGTGATCATCTCGTTGGCATGCGCCACCAGAACCTGGTCGCGGCTGCAGCCGTGTCGCTCATTGGACAGTGTCATCTTGCTCTCCCGCTCTTATCGTGGAGCCATGAACGAACACGACCCCATCTTCGGTATCCCTGATAGTCGCTATGCGACTTGCGCCTTGCCGCTCTGGCGCAGGTACGCCCAGTCGACGTCCGGCCGCATCTCTTCGCAGGAGACGGCGGCGCTGGATTCGCGCTCGATGTTTATCGCCAGTGCCGGATTGGCCTGGCGGTGGCCGTAGGCGATCTGCTTCAGCTGGCCGGCGGATGTCTCGCAACGGCTGGCAAAAACCTCCAGCTCATCCTTCCGCAGCGCCTTGATGTAGTCGTGCAAGGTCATGGGCACCTCCTATGTGCAGCCAGATTAGCAACTGCTAATTCGAGCAGCAATAGCAAACTGTAATTTACTGTTTGCTAACAGACGGACAGACTTTGGAAATGGACATCTACCAAATGCGCATAGGCGCGCTTCGCCGACTTATCGGCACGGAGTCACTCAAGGAATTCGCTGATCGGCATGATCTGGATCCGTCCTATCTGTCGCAGATCCTGAACGGCCATCGGAACCTTGGTGAGAAGGCCGCTGCCAACATGGAGGCAAAAATCGGGTGCGCCCCTGGCGCTCTGATCGCACCAGCAGCGCAGGTAGCTCATGAGGAGATTACAGAGGATGATCTCCGCGCAGGCTTTGCCGATCGCCTCAAGAAAGCCATGGCAGACAAGGGCCTTCCCGAATGGGGGGCAGGCGCTCGCCTGGCAAAAATCACCGGGGTGACCCCGAAAGCCACCAGCAAGTGGCTGAACGGCGAGGCTGTTCCAGGCCCAGCAAATCTGCTCGCGATAGCTGAGGAGCTTTGCGTCCGGCGGGAATGGCTTGAGTACGGCGAAGGCCTTCCCCAGGCAATCGATAACGCTGAGCTGGTGCCGCAGCCCAGTCGCTACTACCGCTTCCCGGTCGTGAGCAGCGTGGTTGCCGGTGGCTGGGGTGATGCGATCCAGGCCTATGAGCCAGGCGCAGAAGATCGCTTCGAGAAGACCGACACCAAGGTGAAAGGGCCGGCGTTCTGGCTGGAGGTAGAGGGCGACTCCATGACCTCCCTTTCCGGACCCAGCATCCCCGAAGGCATGCTGATCCTCGTCGATACCGGCATCGAGCCGCAGCCAGGCCACCTAGTGGTCGCCAAGCTTGATACCGAAGAGAAATCCACATTCAAGAAGCTGGTCCAGGACGGCGGAAAGCTGTACCTGAAGCCGCTGAATACCGGCTACAACCTCATCGAGATCAACGGCAACTGCCGGATCATCGGAGTGGTGCGCGAAGCGAAGATGAAGCTGCTTTAAGGGAAGCCGACAGGGAGGTCGCATGAAGCTGCAGGTACTGCTTTCTGGCGTGTTGGCAGTGATGGTGATGCACGGCGCCCAGGCCGCCATCTACAAGTGCCCAGGCGCTAACGGGAAGATCACCTTTTCTGATCGGCCTTGCGACGGGGCTCAAGCAAGCCCGGCTCATGAAATTCAGGTCGATACATATGAGGTCGGAGGCCAGCTCGCTACGGAGAAGCAGGTCAAGGAGCAACAGCGGCGAGCAGCTCAGCCAAGCTCCTCTGGACGGTCCTTTAGTTCGGGCGGCACCTACTCGGTCTGCCGGCAGTTCTCTAGCACAGAGCTTCGGACGATGGTCATCCGTAACCAGGTAGTCATAGGAATGCCAACAGGCTCAGCTCGTTCGGCATGGGGCTCCCCCAGCAGGGTGAATGGCAACCAGTACGCCTACCACTGGGCCCGCGGCGGATCATCCTACTTCTATGACGAAGGCGGATGTGTGAAGGCTGTACAGGGCGGCTTCGGCGGGAAGGCATCGTGACCATCCACGCCAGGGTGCTGCTGATCTGGAATGCGAAGAAGGCTTGAATGAGTCAAGCGCAACGGTTGACAGAGCCGGTATCGCGTATCGACGGTGTATAGCTTTTCTACAAATCGATGAAATCTTTTAATTAGCCAACTGTCCGTTAAAAGGTACAATTTGAATGTACGAAGTGAATCACGCCCATACCGACAACGGCGTTGACCTTTACCAGGCATGGCTTGATTCGCTACGTGATACCAAGGCAAAGGCGCGAATCACCACTCGTGTGGAGCGTGCGGCGCAGGGAAATTTCGGTGACTCTGAGCCGGTTGGCGAAGGGGTTTCCGAGCTGAAATTTCACTTTGGCCCTGGCTATCGCGTCTATTACGTCATTTCCGGCGGCGAGATTCTTCTTTTGCTGGGCGGCGGTACAAAGCAACGACAACAGAACGATATAGAGCAGGCCATCCAGATCTGGAGGGCCATAAAGGGTGACTGACGATGAAAAGCGTAAGCAACCACGAGGACAGTGTCCTTGAGATGCTGCGCAATGACGAGGACTTCGCGCTGGAGTATCTCGTAGCAGCTCTCGAAGAGATCGATGAAGAGGGTGGCGAGGCCGTGTTCCTGAACGCAGTCCGAAGAATTATTGAGGCCCGCGGCGGCTTCCAGAAGGTATCTCAGGATACCGGTCTAAATCGCGGCAACCTCTACAGGCAGTTTGCGGCAGGCGGAAACCCAGGGCTACTGACCCTGACAAAGGTGCTTTCATCTGTTGGCCTTGGCCTATCCAAGGTCGTGACTCACAGCCAGGAAGACCATCAGGCCGCTTGATGCCTTGTCTACAAGCCCCGCCCAGTGCGGGGCTTTTTCATTCTGGTCTACCCTTCCAACACCTGCTGAAGGGGGCGGGTCGAAAAGCTGCAGGTCATTCGCCCCTGCCTGGCTCCGCTCCCCCTTCGCTGTGTCGTCCCGCCCAAGTACGAATTCCGGGACTGGCGCGAGACCGTGCTCGCGCCAGAGCGCGACTGAACCCGACTGAAAACTTTACACACCTACCAAGGTAGGAAGCCGCCCAGGTATTGAAAGGCCATCGCCTGCCGAAATACTGTATGCATATACAGCCAAGGAGCAGTAGCAATGGCAGAAGAAGCGCTTCAGCGCCCGGAGCAGAGCAGCTATTACCACCTCACCCGCCGTGTTCAGCTCCTGCTGAGCACTCCGCGCGCCCAGGTCGAGCACCAGGCCGTGATCTACCGCGAGCCCTGCGACAGCACTTCCGACTGGGATCGCCTACTCGAAGAAATCCGCGACGCCGAGGGCGTAGCCCTTACCCACCGCCCCGACGGCAGCATCCATGTTGCCTGGTTCAGCAGCTACTGCTGAACCACGCGGGCACCCCCACCAAAATAAAATTAGCATTTGCTATTGCGCGAATAATTAGCAGTTGCTAATTTGTAGTCACGCCAGCAGAACACCGCCGGCACACAAGCCGGAGTCTCACCGGCTACCACGGCCCAGGGGAATCGAGGTCCAGGCCCCTAACCGGGATCGACCTGCTCCATACCGGAGAGCTCTCAACCATCAAACCAAGAGGAGGAAACAGCCAATGCAGAAATGAGACCAGCCGACAGATCGGGTCGGCCAGAACGCATACCGGAAAGCATCACTGAAGCCGCTTCGCTGAGGCGGCTTTGGGATGAACACCACCCAGGAGGGTTCCATGTTCGAAAGCATCAAGCACACAGGCAGCAGCGACGGCATTACCTCGGCCTGCTACGTCGATGGCGAGGTGATTGGAGAGGTTGTCTTCTGTGCCTGGCCTGACCGCACCTCTGTGGCCAGCTCTATCGGGCCGGATGAAGCAATCCGCCAGTGCGCTTTCGTTCACCGCTACAGCGGCCCCTGAGGAGCCGCAAGGCGCACGCCAGCGACGAGATCAACAACAACGCGTAACCACCGACAAGGAAACCGCAATGACCATCACCGAAATCAAAGCAGCAGAACTTCCCGCTATCGGACAAGCCTTGGCTGATGGCGTCTTCTATTCGCGCACCTGGCTGAACGGCAAGGAATACGCCTATGTCGATCTGGGCAAGGCGCGCGAGTTCACCGGCGAATGGGGCGAGTACGGTTTCAACATAGAGGGAGCCTCGTCCTACCGCGACGGCGCTGCGAACACCATCGCCATGGCCGAGGCCGGCAGCCCCATCGCCAAGCTGGCTCTGGAGATTGGCGAAGGTGTCTTCATCCCCTCTGCCATGGAGCTGGCAGCCCTGTATGCAGCCAAGCAGGCAGGCGAGATCGATGGATTCCAGGATCGCTGGTACTGGTCGAGCTCGCAGTACTCGTCCCACTTCGCCTTCAGCACGGTCTTCACCGGCGGCAACACGCTCTACGGCGGCAAGGACGGCGAGTTTCGCGTCCGCGCCGTCCGCAAGATTCGCATCCTTCAGTAATCCGCTCCTTCATTCCTTTTTGGAGTCGCCATGAGCCTCATAACCATCAATGCCAACGGGACCACCATCACCACCCATGACCACCAGTTCGCCACGTATGTGATGGCCCTTCTCGAAGACCAGCAAGACCAGGGCGAACCAAGCGATACTCCGCCCATCGGTGCCGATTGGCCTGGGCAAGGCGGCATCAACGGCGGCCTGTTCCGTGGCCGCGACGGGCAGCCGGACTACTACCTGATCTTTGCCAAGGAAGATGCAGCGGACCTCAAGTGGGGCGGCTACGGCAATGAATCCAAGGCCACCAGCAAGTGGGATGGCCTGGCGAACACCAAGGCCCTGCTCGAAGAAGGCGGCCACCCCGCTGCCGAGTACGCAGCTTCCGTCGAGGCCGATGGCCATTCCGACTTCTACCTGCCTTCCCAGGCAGAGCTGATGATGGCCTGGGCGAACGTGCCGGAGCTGTTCAGCAAAGAGTGGTACTGGAGCAGTACGCAGTCCTCGTCCAACGACGCCTTCAGCACGTACTTCCCCGGCGGCCTCACGGGCAACCTCGGCAAGCGCAACGAGTTTCGCGTCCGCGCCGTCCGCAGATTCATTCGTTAATCCATTCATTCGGTCAGGAGCGACCGCAAGGAGGCCAGGATGGCCATGCACACCGAACTGCAGATCCACAAAGCAGCTGAAGACCTGCTCGGCCTGACCCTCAATCTCGTGCGCAACATCCCGCGAGACCTGAAGCAGGTCATTGGATCGAAGCTGCGTGACGAGACCCTGCAGATCATGGTGCTGATCGGGCGCGCCAACATGGCGAAGGACAAGGCGCCCCACCTGAACCAGTTGCTTGAGAGCATCTGGATGGTGAACTACCTGCTTCGAGCCCTGGCAAATCAGCGCTTCATCAGCCTCAAGCAACACGCCTCTGCGATGCAGCTCACCGCCTCAATTGGAAAACAGGCAAACGCCTGGAAAGGGAAATTCGCAACCGCGCCCGCTGTGTGATGGCTACGGCCGCCACGCCTGAGCGCTGAATCTGGTCTTGCCGCTGCCCATCGGGCACCGCCATGCGCACCACGGAAACCACCAGCCCGCCTGGCAGGTCCGGCGCAGTTTCTCGACTGAGCAATCGGCCGAGCGACGTAGATAGCAAGGCATGTCGCAGTACTCGTCCAACAACGCCTTCAACACGAACTTCACCGACGGCAACACGAACAACAACGACAAGAACAACGAGTTTCGCGTCCGCGCCGTCCGCAGATGCAGGTGTTGCGATGTTTCCTTTCGAAGAATTGGTCCAGGCCTACTACGACTGCCGCCGGCACAAGAGCAACACCGCCAGCGCGCTGAGGTTCGCGGAACACCTGGAAGAAAACCTGCTGACCCTCTACGAGGACTTGCAGGCCGGCACGTACATCCTAGGGAAGTCCATCTGCTTCGTCGTCACCAGGCCAAAGGCCCGCGAGGTGTGGGCGGCAGACTTTCGGGATCGAATCGTCCACCACCTTCTCTACAACCGAATAGGCCCAGGGATCGAGCAGAGCTTCATAGCGGACAGCTGCGCCTGTATCCCCGAACGCGGCACGCTGTACGCCGCGCGACGCCTTGAGCACAAGATCAGGAGCGCCACGCAGAACTGGTCGAAGCCGGTGTTCTACCTGAAGTGTGACCTGGCCAACTTCTTCGTCAGCATCGACAAGCGCGTGCTGGCGGCGCAGCTGGCCAGGCGAATAGAAGAACCTGGGTGGCGGCAACTCGCGCTCCAGGTGCTGATGCACGACCCGCGCGAGAACTATGAGGTGCGCAGCCCGCGCCACCTCTTCGCGAGGGTCCCGCAGCACAAGCGCCTGGTTGCTCAGCCCGCTCACCTGGGGCTGCCCATCGGCAACCTGTCGTCGCAGTTCTTCGCCAACGTCTTCCTGGATGGCCTGGATCAGTTCGTGAAGCACCACCTTCGGTGTCGCCACTACATCCGGTACGTCGACGATTTCCTCCTTCTGCATGAGTCGCCACAGCAGTTGAACGAGTGGCTCGCGCAGATCGAGGAATTCCTGCCGAGCCTGGGCGTCAAGCTGAACCCGAAGAAGACCATCCTCCAGCCCGTCGACCGAGGCGTCGATTTCGTCGGGCACGTGATCAAGCCATGGCGTCGCACCACCAGGAAGAAGTCGGTGGCCCAGGCCATGCGCCGAGTAGCAGCGGTACCAGAGGAGGATCTGCTGGAGACAGCCAACAGCTACTTCGGCCTTCTGAGGCAGGCCGGCAGCAGTGAGAAGGACAGGGCCGCTCTGGCGCGCATCCTTCTCAAGCGGGGCCGTATCGTTGACGGCGGCCTGAGCAAGACTTACCGGAAAGCTTTCGCAGGCGAGTCCGGGGCCAGGAATGGCTAGTCCAGATGCACGCAGGGAAGCGCCTGCCGCCTGCACCTATTCCCCGAACCGACACGGGGCGCCACCGCGCAACGCATGACGCCGCGCGCGGGGCAACAACGAGAGCACGAGCGGCACCGGCACCCAGGTGCAACTGCGGAGGACACCGCCATGAAGTAGACGAACACAGGTACGGAGGCAGGGCTGCCCAGCATAGCTGGCCAGCCTTTTTGTTGAGTCCATACGCCGCCGGCCATGCCGGATAGGCCTTGCGGAAGTGTCTGCTTCCGGTGAGGCCGGCGACCTATGCACGCAATCAAGGAGAACAACATGCAGCAGCGCCAGCAACCCGCAGCCGACATCGAAGAGTTCGCCGGCAAGAACATCCGCGAAGCCGCAGCCATCGCCGAGCGCTATGGCTACACCAGGCCCATCTTCACCGAGCACCTCGGCACCCTCTGGGTGCTCGGCTACAAGCGCCACCAGGCGCAGCAGGTGGCGTGATGCTCTCCACAGGATGCATCCGCAGCCACGAGCAGCAGGTGGCCATGCTGGGCAGCGCCACCGGGATCGACCCGGTCAAGTTCCCCAGGCGCTACGCCAAGCTGATGGCACGCAAGGGCAAGACGCTGGACATCGAGATCATGAGCCGGCGGCAGATCCAGGCCGTGCAGGACGAAGAGAAGATGACCCAGGTGCGGGAGCTGGCTGCGACCCACTGCATTACCGAGATCGAGAAGCTGACCGGCATCAGCAGGAAGCGCCTGGTGTCTCTCGCCGAAGAGCACGAGATCACCTTCCTAGAAGGCCGCGGTCGCGCCCACCTGGCCCGCTACGAGGTCCACGCCGCCAAGCTTCGCGCCTACCTGGCTATCGGGCTGACGCGGCGGGAAGCCATCAAGGCGAGCGAGCTGGACCCGCGAATCTTCAAGCGGGTCTGCCAGCAGTACGAAATCCAGTTCCCGGAGACTCGCTGACCATGGCCAAGACCAGCCAGCAACGATCAGCAGACGCAGCAGCGCGGCGCAAGGAGCGCGGCGAGGAAGAACTGCGACACCGGGTCAGGCCCGGTATCCGCTCCAAGCTGGATGACCTGATGGCCTGGCACGGCATCGAGGAAATTGCCGAGGCTCTGCAGCTGGCAATCCTGAACCTGCATGCGCTTGGGCCTGCAGGTTCTGCTCACGCATTCGCCGTGCCGCGCCACGAAATCACGATATCGAAAAGCGTGGCGCGCAAACTGCACCAGCAGGGCGAGGCTGAATCGCAGCAGCTCGACAAGCAGGAAGATGCGGCTAGCTGTTGATCAACTGATTGATCAGGTGCTGCGCGAGCGCAGAGCCCTTCTTCTTGGCTGTCTCGTAATCCGGATGTAGCCCGCCTTCCGGACGTGTCGGATATCGATCTACATCGATATCCACCTCGACAGTGACGCCGTTCGGGTATTGAGAGAACGTCAGCGAATAGTCGTGGCCGCGGTAGTTGGTCGTGAAGACCGGCAAATCGATAGGCATCGCCCCTCCCAAATCCGGCGCAACGCCGGCACCCCAAACCTACCCCACCCCCTCCATCCGCACCAGCGGAATGGAGTAGGACGACCTGGAGAAATCATGACCAAACCTGTGGTCGTGCTGTTCGCTCGTGCGGACAGCATCTACAAGACGCTGGCCGGCTGCGACGTGTACGACATCGACAGGGACGCCAGGACCTGGTGTGGCGGATCTCCAGTTGTGGCGCACCCTCCGTGCCGTACCTGGGGACGACTGCGGCAATTCGCCAAAGGGCGGCCTGATGAGAAGGCTCTTGGGCCCTGGGCAGTCGAGCAAGTCCGTATGTGGGGGGGCGTGCTGGAGCATCCGGCAGAAAGCTCGCTGTTCAACCACTGCCGTCTACCTCATCCCAATGAGTTCCCCGATGAATACGGCGGCTGGGCCATCGAGATCGAGCAGTTCCACTGGGGCCACAGGGCTGAGAAAGCGACGTGGCTCTACATCGTGGGCTGCCAGCCCAGTGACCTACCGCCGATTCCCCGAAGACCTGGAAGGCCGACCCATTGTGTGAGGCCGACCAAGAATTACCCGCGGCTCCCATCGATCACCAAGGCCGAGCGCGAACACACCCCAGCAGCCCTGGCTGAATGGCTCGTAGAGCTGGCGCGCCGCACTTCCGTAGAACACCGCCTCACAGCCTAAACCACCCCATCCCCACCTACTCTGCGCACTGCGCTGGAGGGAAGAAACGTGTCCGAGATGAAAACTGTACGCACCTCCGATCTGATTGGCGCGGCGCTGGATTGGGCGGTTGCGCAAGTAGATGGCGTGAATACGATCATGTTATCGCCACGAAGTGGACAGCCAAAAAAGCCGTTCGCTCTATTTGGATCACTGGCAATAAGCGTTGGCGGCGATGAACAGTCTAGCTATGCGCCATCAACGTGCTGGCATTGCGGCGGGCCGCTGATTCGTGAGCACATCGGATCGCTGGTAAACCAAGGAGAAAGATGGGCCGTCTATACGCGGAAACCTGTTTTCGCTGGAATTGGCGAAACGCCCCTCATCGCCGTCTGCCGCGCCATCGTAGCCGCCAATCTCGGCGACGAAGTCAATATCCCTGCGGAGCTGCTGCCATGAACGCCATTCATCGCAAAGAGCGCCCGATCATTTTCTCTGGCAGTTCGGTCCGCGCCATCCTTGAAGGCCGGAAGACGGTCACGCGACGCGTGATGAAGCACCAGCCGCACGAAGACGCGAGCGTCACGGTAGAAAACTACAACGTCGCCGTTGTTGATCGCCACGGCGAGCAACAGCCTGGCCCTGAAGTCTTCGGCGCATGGTGGAGCGATGGAGAGCGCGGGTGCGTCTGCCCCTACGGCCAGCCCGGCGACCGGCTGTGGGTGCGCGAGAGCCTCGGCTATGACTGCGAATACGGTCACTATTTCGCCGCCGGCGGAAAGCATGGCGAAACGGTTTATCTGTGCTCGCTGTTCGATGATGAGGATGCTCAGACAGGCCCAAGCTATGACGGTCTGCTGCCCGAGCGATCCGTGCCAAGCATCCACCTGCACCGGCGTTACAGCCGCATCCTGCTGGAGATCACCGACGTGCGCGTGGAGCGGTTGCAGGACATCAGCGACGCCGATGCCTTGGCCGAGGGCTGCTCGCACAAGGATATGCGCCACGGTGACCGGCTGGCCAGCGTGTTTGCGCGCCTGTGGGAATCCATCAACGGCGCCGGCAGCTGGGGCGCCAACCCCTGGGTCTGGGTCGTCGAGTTCCGGAGGATTCAGCCATGACCGGCCTCTCCGAATCCGCCACTCAGCGGCAGTACATCGTCCTCAGCCTCAAGCACACAAAGCGCCGTGACAAAGCAATCACCCTGTGGCGCCCTGACGACCGTGGCTACTGCTGGACGCTCGAGCGCGCAGGTGTGTACCAGGAGCAACACGTGCTCCAGAACCTCGGCTACTACAACAGCGGCTGTTCCAACGTGGCCGTTCCACTGGAGCTGGTGCGCAGCCTGTCCCGCGAAGTCGAGTACGACACCAAGGAATTCGGCATCTGCCTGCCGAACAACGCCGCGACTTGGAAAGAGCTGCTGACCAACTTGATCCGTACGCCGCAGTACCAGCCAGAGCCCGAATACCGTGGCGCGCGATACCCGCGCAAGGCGGTGGCGTGATGTTCACCGACGGCGCCAGAAAGCTCCATACCGATGCCCTCGCCCGGGGCGCACCTCGCTACCTGCACATCCCCACTCGCCACCGCTATCTGGTCATCGCCGACGACGGCCAGCAGTGCGAGCTCCAGGGCATCGACATGAAATCCACCTACGCCAGCCACGAGGCGCTGGCAGACAAGAACGTATGGGAGCGTATTCCATGAGCGAAGAACTGAAGCCGTGCCCGTTCTGCGGGGAGATTCCTGACCTGCCGAGTGGCGACGGCACTTACTACGTAATCGAATGCGAAAAATGCGGAGGGGCGGTGGTAGGCATTCAGATCAGCGACCTCATGACCATTGAGGAGCGCCGGGGTGATCCGTTCACCAACTACCGCTACGCCGAGCAGTACATCGAGCGCGCTAAGGCCGAGGCCATAAAGCAGTGGAACACCCGCGCCACCCCTCCCGCCGCGCAGGTGCAGGGGGAGCAGCCGGAGGTAGTCGGGCAACTCGCGCTCGACGAACCTTTCAACGGCACGGAGGGATTGGAACTCGGTGAGTGGGAGTTCGTGCCCGAACGTGCCGTGGTCGAATCGATGCTGGCCGAAAGCACGGGTGAGATGGTCCCGTTGATGACCGTCGCCCAGTACGAGCGGACCGTGGCAGCGCTGGAAGGCGAGCGCGCAGAACAGTGGCGACTGCGCCGCGACTTCGAAGCCCGATGCGACACTCAGGCTGCGGAAATTGCGGAACTACGCGCCGCGCTCTCCGCCCCGCCTGCTGCTGGGGTGCCAACCATGGGCGCCAGGCCTCAGACCTGCAACGGAAAGCGCTGCGGCTGGTGCAAGGAGGGCTCCGAGCCATGCCACTACATCCCGCCTGCATCAGAACAGCCCTTCGAACTGCGCCTTTGCGAGCAGCGCCATACCGTACTGAAGCCTGGTCTGCTCTATCACTTCACGGCTGACCCTGAATGCCAGGGCTGCCAGGACATCGTGGCAATCCTAAACGCTGCGCCCCCAGCGCTTCCTGTCGCCACCACCCCGCCTGCATCCGAACAGCAGCAGGCTGTCGTGCTGCCGGAGCCGATGTATGTCGTGTACGGCGAAGGTGACGAGGGCCGGAGGAAGGAGGGCTGGAACGACTATTACAACGCACTCCTGCGCCTGAACCCGCACCTGGCAGGTGTAAACCAGGGGGTTACAACTGAGGCGGGGAATGGGGGCGAGGCATGAGCGAGAAGATCAAGCCGTGTCACTGCGGCCATGAAGGCGAGTTGATGGGGATGCGGCACTCCGGGTTTCTGAGTCTCACCTGCCCGAAGTGCAACCGCACCGTGGAGGCCTTCTCCACCGAAGGCCTGGCCCAGTCCTGGAACAAGCCAGCGCCCACCCCGCCCCAGGAGAACGACCGATGAGCGATGTGAAATACGAGTCGAAGCTGGCGAGCCAATGCCAGGGGATCGCCCACAACCTGAGCTACAGCGGCAGCAATCCTGAAGCGCAGGCAAAGCACACGCTTCAGGAGGCATCGCATGTTCTTGATGGGCATGCGATCCGAGTTCACAAGAAGAAGGACGGCCTCCTACTGATCAATGCCCGAGGAAAGGCCCGTTTCATGACATGGCGCGAACGCTTGGCCTACTGGCTACTGAAAGGAAAGACGGAGATTCGGCCATGAGCGAACGGTATCGCGTTGAACCGACTGGAAAAGGCTTTTGGCCCTATTGCGTGAGAGCTGGCGACGGTATGAGAGAGCTGTTCGTTGGCCACAAGAAATCCTGTGATGTTGTTGCGGCAGAGTTGACAACTGCATTTCGCGATGGGGAGTTTACTGCTCGTCGCGAGCGCGACCAGCTCCGCGCCCAGGTAGAGGAGCAGTTGCCTCGCCTGATCGACGAGAACCACAAGCTCCGCGCCGAGCTCGACGCGATCAGGGGGCAGCAAATCGTGGGGCGCGTTCATCACAACCCAGATCACCCGGAGCCCGTGCGTGCTGTCCTGAATAGCGCGGGCCGGCAACTGCCCGATGATGCGCGACTCTACGCCCTCCCACCCCAGCAGCACGACGCGGTACGCGTGCCTATCGACATGCTCAAGCGAGTTGCGGCGATCCTTGGCAGCCAGGGATTCTCTGCATGGGATGAACTGGCAGCCGAGGTGCTTCTCACCACCAAGACAGACGGGGTGGTGTAATGGCCGGACCACCGATTGAACCCCAGGAATACCTCTACGGACCTAAGGTCGTTCAGATCGAGGATCTTCGCGTCGCCAGAGGTCTGACCAGGCGCCCGCCATCCACATGCCGGCATCGCCAGCTTGTCTACGACGACAAGGAGCGCCGCGTCTGGTGCCAGGACTGCGAGCAGGAGATTGAAGCGTTCGACGCATTCCTGTCCGTGGTTGGCGTATTCCAGCGGGCGAAAGCCGAGATCGACCGCCGCCGGCGCGAGCTGGAAGAGGTCGAGAAATTCCGGATCGTCAGCCGGGCCGCGAAGGTGATGGACGCTGCCTGGCGCAGTCGCAGCATGGCTCCGCTCTGCCCCCACTGCATGACGGCGATCCTCCCCGAAGACGTAGCGAATGGCGTGGCCGAGTGCTCCAAGAGCTTCGCCAAAGCACGCCGCAAGAAGCCCACCAAGTAACCCCCCCCTACCCCACCACAGCCTGCCGGCAATGACCGGCGGGGAGGTATTCCTATGTCGCTCATGACCCTCGAGGAGTGGGCAGCGGAGCAGTTCCGCACCCCGCCCAGCGCCAACACCTTGCGGAAGTGGGCCCGGGAGGGCCGCATATCGCCCGCGCCGCGCAAATGCGGCCGCAGCTACTATGTGGATTCCGAGGCCCACTACTCCGAACCGGCGCCAGCACCACGCGTGCCTGGCGGAACACTGCTCAGCCGCATCGAGATCGCCCGCCATGGTGCCAAGGCCGCGTAAAGCAGGATCGAAAGACCTGCCAGAGAACCTCTACAAGAAGACCGACAAACGCAACGGCAAGACGTACTACACCTATCGCGACCCGGTTTCGGGTCGCTTCTTCGGCCTGGGGACCGACAAGGCCCTGGCCGTCTCGGAGGCCATCAGCGCCAACATGAATGCGCAGCCTGCCGTTCCGACACTACAAGCCCGCATGGAGCTGCAGCCGCAGAAGAATGGCGGCCGGTTCGCGGCCTGGATTGAGGAGTACTTGGTGCTGTTCGCCGAACGAGGACTATCTGACGCGAGCATCAAGAACGGGAAGATGCACCTGAAGAGGCTAGTCGCCCAGTTTGGGCACCTGGACATGCGAGAGGTGTCGACCTTCGCCGTCGCGAACTACCTCGGCAGCCTGGCAAAGGAAGGGAAGGCGCAGATGGCTCGAGCCATGCGGTCTAGGCTGAGTGACGTTTTTGCGGAGGCGATTGCGGCGGGGTGGTGTGAAGCGAACCCTGTCGATGTGACTAAGGCAGCGCGGGTGACGATCAAGCGCGAGCGCCTGACGCTGGAGATGTGGCTCGCCATCTACGGCGAGGCCAAGCAGGAATGGCTGAAGCGCGCCATGGAGCTGGCGCTGCTCTCTGGCCAGCGGCGGGAGGATGTGGCCGGGATGATGTTCAAGAAGGTGGAGGAGGATTTCCTACATGTGGTCCAGCTCAAGACCGGCGCCCGGATCAGGCTGAGCACATCAATACGTCTGGACTGCATCGGCCTGGACCTGGCAGCGGTAATCAAGCGGTGCCGGGACGGGGTTGTGTCGCCCTACCTGGTGCACCACAGCCGAACCATCAGCCGCGCAAAGGCCGGCCAACCTGTGGTGCTAGACACCCTGTCATCTGCGTTCGCAGCGGCCAGGGACTCGGCCGCCTCGAAGGGCCTGATCCAGATCGGCGACCACCCGCCTACCTTCCATGAACAGCGCTCGCTGGCGGCCCGACTCCACAAGGAGCAAGGCCGCGACCCGCAACGACTCCTCGGACACCGCTCGGAGAAAATGACTGGCATCTACCTGGACAGCCGCGGCGCCGAATGGGTTGATGTCGTGGCATAATCCTCGACCATCATTTTGGCGGAGTTTTGGGGAGGATTTGGAGAGCCCCAAGACCAGTAGGTAAATCAATGACTTACACTCTCTACGGCATCAAGGCCTGCGACACCATGAAGAAGGCCCGCACCTGGCTCGACGAGCAGGGCGTGAGCTATGCCTTCCACGACTACAAGGCTTCCGCCATCGACCGCGCCAATCTGCAGAAATGGTGTGCCGAACACGGCTGGGAAACCGTCCTCAACCGTGCCGGTACCACCTTCCGCAAACTCGACGACGCGCAGAAGGCCGATCTCGACCAGGCCAAGGCCATCGAACTGATGCTGGCCCAGCCGTCGATGATCAAGCGACCGGTACTCGACCTGGGCACCCGCACCCTGGTCGGCTTCAAGCCCGAGCTCTACGCCGCCGCCTTCAAGTGACCGCACACCGTCTCGGCACCGCCCGGCAAGCCATCGACCGGACCGCCTGATCCACCTATTCAGAACGAGGAATTCCCATGTCCACCCAACTCTTCAGCGTCGCTTTCGGCGTCGGCACCCAGAACCGCCAGGGCAACTGGCTGGAAGTCTTCTACGCCCAGCCCCTGCTCAAGCCCAGCGCCCAGTTGGTCGAGGCCATCACCCCGATCCTTGGCTACAGCGCCGGCAACCAGGCCATCGCCTTCAGCAATGCCCAGGCCGCCGACCTGGCCTCCGCGCTCAAGGAAATCGACCCGGCCCAGTCCGCCCTGCTGACCCGCCTGGCCGAAAGCCAGAAGCCGCTGGTCGCCACCCTGCTGGCCGAAGACGCCGCCCTGACCTCCACCCCGGAGGCCTACCTCAAGCTGCACCTGCTGTCCCACCGCCTGGCCAAGCCCCACGGCCTGAACCTGACCGGCATCTTCCCGCTGCTGCCCAACGTCGCCTGGACCAGCCACGGCGCCGTCGACCTGACCGAACTGGCCGAGCGTCAGCTGGAAGCACGCCTGAAGGGCGAGCTGCTGGAAGTCTTCTCCGTGGACAAGTTCCCCAAGATGACCGACTACGTGGTCCCCGCCGGCGTGCGCATTGCCGACAGCGCCCGCGTGCGCCTGGGCGCCTATGTGGGTGAAGGCACCACCGTGATGCACGAAGGCTTCATCAACTTCAACGCCGGCACCGAAGGCCCGGGCATGATCGAAGGCCGCGTCTCCGCTGGCGTCTTCGTCGGCAAGGGCTCCGACCTGGGCGGCGGCTGCTCCACCATGGGCACCCTCTCCGGTGGCGGCAACATCGTCATCGCCGTGGGCGAAGGCTGCCTGATCGGCGCCAACGCCGGCATCGGCATCCCCCTGGGCGACCGCAACATCGTCGAAGCCGGCCTGTACATCACCGCCGGCACCAAGGTCGCCCTGCTGGACGACCAGAACGCCCTGGTGAAAGTGGTCAAGGCCCGCGACCTGGCCGGCCAGCCCGACCTGCTGTTCCGCCGCAACTCGCAGAACGGCGCCGTCGAGTGCAAGACCAACAAGACGGCCATCGAGCTGAACGAAGCCCTTCACGCGCATAACTAAAAAGACAGCTTGAAGTCGAAAGCCAGAAGCCGGAAGTGACCTCGAGTACTTCCGGCTTCCAGCTTCTGGCTTCCAGCACTTTCCGGTCTCAGGCTCATCGCTATGCTTCCGTCCCCTTGGCGCTCCGACTTCCCCGCCCTTTCGGCCCTCGACGCCGAGGGGCAGACCTACCTGGACAGCGCCGCCACCTCGCAGAAGCCCCAGGCGGTGCTCGATGCCCTGCTCGGCTACTACGCCAGCGGCGCGGCCAATGTGCACCGTGCTCAACACCTGCCGGGCGAGCGGGCGACCCGGGCCTTCGAAGGCAGCCGGACGCGTGTCGCCCACTGGCTTAATGCCGCCCACCCGGCGCAGATCGTCTTCACCCGGGGCGCCACCGAAGCCTTCAACCTGCTGGCCTATGGGCTGGAGCGGCAGTTCGCGCCCGGTGATCGCATCGTCATCAGCGCCCTGGAACACCACGCCAACCTGCTGCCCTGGCAGCAACTGGCACGCCGCCGCCAGCTCGAACTGGTGGTGCTGCCGCTGGATGCACGGGGCGATATCGACCTCGATCAGGCCCGCCAACTGATCGATTCGCGTACACGCCTGCTCGCCGTCAGCCAGCTGTCCAATGTGCTCGGCCGCTGGCAGCCCCTCGCCGAGCTGCTGGCCATGGCCCGCCAGCAGGGCGCGCTGACCGTGGTGGATGGCGCCCAGGGCGTGGTCCACGGCCGTCATGACGTACAGGCCTTGGGTTGCGACTTCTATGTGTTCTCCGGGCACAAGCTCTACGGCCCGGAAGGCGTCGGCGTGCTCTACGGCCGTGCAGATGCCCTGGCCCGTCTGGAGCATTGGCAGTTCGGCGGCGAGATGGTGCACCGCACCGACTACCAGGACGCCGACTTCCACAGCGCGCCCCTGGGCTTCGAGGCCGGCACCCCGGCCATCGCCCCGGTGATCGGGCTCGGCGCCGCGCTGGACTACCTCGGCAGCCTCGATGCGGCCGCCGTCACCGCCCACGAGACCGTGCTCCACGCCAAGCTGCTGGCCGGCCTCGCCGCCCGCGACGGTGTGCGCCTGGTGGGCGAGCCCCGGGTGGCACTGGCCTGCTTCGGCGTCGAAGGCGTGCACAACGCCGACCTCGCCCACCTGCTCACCGAACAGGGCATCGCCGTGCGTGCCGGGCACCACTGCGCCATGCCGCTGTACAAGGGGCTCGGCCTCAGTGGCGCGATCCGTGTCT